TTTCTATTTCATCTCTCATAAATAAAGCAACTTCTCTTTTCATTATCTTAAATGCAGCATCTTCATTTTTACCAGCTTCAACATCTTTCTTATACTTTATCATAGCAGCAAGTGCAGGTACTACCTGTATCCTTGACTCCTCGAGAGCACGCATTTCGCCAATCATATTCTTACTAAAATAATCAGTAAATGCTGCTACATCAGCCTTTTGCAACAATGCCTGTAATCCAAGATCATTTTTATACATTTGATAATAATCTTGCATTTCTGTCAATGCTCTAAAGCCAAACATCATACCTTTTTCAACAGCTTGAGATGAATTACCTGCTGCTGTAGTGAATTTATTAAGCAATATACCAGTAAAATATCTATTTAATGTTTTAAAATTTGTTTCTATCACAGAACTGGGAATGTTTATATTAAGTTTTCCAAGCTTTTGTGATATTGCATTAGGAGAAAGATCAACACCAAAAACCAATCCTCTTGTCTCGGGATGACCGATAGTGCCATGGTACAAGGACATAATAGCTTGTTCTACTGCTTCTGGATTAACACGCTTGCCAGCTCTTACTGTTCGTATTGAATCCATAAGGTTAGCAATTATATTATTTCTTTCAACAGTTTTAGCAAGATTTGTCAAATATCCAGAATAAAGATCTACATCTGTACGCATTTGCATAGGATCAAAAGCATTAGTAATATGTTTTGCATGTACAGAATCTTTTCTACCAACAATTTTAGTACCAGTTATTGTATCCTCATCCAGCATATTAAATCTATCCTTAGCCCATGCTGCATGTTCTAAGGCACCTCTGAATGCATTTATCCTAACGTCAAAACTTCTCTTATTTATATCAGCTTTAGACTGTTCTCTTAAGGTTCTATCCAATTCCTGGTTCAATCTGTTTTCCAGTTTATCAAACTGAAAAGGAAGTTTCTTTAAATGGTACTGTATAGGAAATGAATCTTTATGCTGCATTTGTTGCGTATCCCAAAATAAGCTTTGAAATAAAACAAATTCAGTAAATATATTCAGATCATCCACTATACTCATAAGATGGTCAGGGACATCTGGTCCTCTGACATAATTCTCATCCCATAATGCACGCAAACCTTGCTCAACAAGTCTTTGATCATATGGATTACCATTTTCATCAACAAACCATTTAAGCACAGCAGTATTGATCTTTCTCTTAGACTCCTCCATAGCTCCAGTATAAACTTCTCTACCATTCTTTTGGACAAAATTACCATTCTCATCCCTTAGTCCATTGAACCAGGTATATACTTCCTGATGAATGCCACGAAAAGAAGGCTTTCCCTGCCTATCATAAGATCCTTTAACCATAACAAACAGTTCATTCATCCTTTTTGTCATCTCAGGAGTCATATCAATATGGTCTTCAAGAAAATCCTTAATAGGTAATGGCATATTAAACTCTTTTTTCTCAAAAAATGCCTCACCATGCTTAGCTTCATCATAACTTTCAAGCGTAATTAAATCCGTCCACCCAAACACATAATCTTTACCACCTCTATAGCTAAAATCCTGCTGATTAACGTTCTTAATTAACGCTCCACTTTCCAGCTTAATATCGAACAATCCCTCTCCTAGATCATCAACAATTTGTCCAAGTTGTCCTTGATAAGTTACTGCTCGCTTAAAAGTATCACCAAGAGAACGATATCTGGTAGCAATAGAAAACTCACCAGTAGTATGATTTAAGGATATCCATCCATTAAGGTACATAGTCATAAATTTAACAAAATGTGATTGTACACTACCCAAACCACCTTTTCTATCTTTTTCTGCCTGCCTAACATCTTCATCAAGAAGTTCAGTTATCTCTCCTGCCCACTGATAGACATCATTCATCCCATAAGGCTCACCATCTTTAGTAAATCTTTGGCCATTGGAGTTCAGGAACTGATTAGTATCTCTATGAATATTGCCTGCATATTGAGCAACAGCATTCTCCATGATAGCATACCCACCAGAAGAGTCCTTCCACTTGAGGTTAAAAGGTCTTCCAAAAGAGATATTTACCCTTCTCATTCTTTGCGAATCCCAATCAACTTCCTGCCCAAAGTTCCATAATCTATGATATAAACTTTGTAAGTACTTCCAAGGAAGGGATTCTAATACAGGCCTTCCTTCTGAATCAATTTTAGCTAGTTGCCATACATCATGAAATAGCATATCCTTTTTAAGATAATCTAGGAATACAAAAGACCTTATATCGCTCTGTGCCAGCAATTCTTCTATCTTACCAGCAAGTAATGCCTGCTCCCCATTTTTACCCTTATATAGCTCTAAAAACTTTTTATTTAGCATTTTATCACTAGGGTTAGTGCCATATTCTTCATTATTAAGCCTATCTTTAAACTTCTGCCAGGCATTGCGTCTTTCCTTGGTATCAGGGTCGCTAGGTGATATGTTTTCATCCATACGTTGATCTATAGCCCGTTGATTGGAATCTATGGACTCCAATATCTCATTCATTACCTCTTCTGTTCTATCACATTGGCTCATTTAAGCTCCCATTCTTTCAAAGCGGTACCCAAGGTCGAAAAAGGAGAGAAATAGCCGTAAAACGCATCCTGCACCCTTTTTGCACTCCCATACTGACCTTATATAAAATAGATAAGGTTTCAAAATTTTACACGCTGGATGGGTCGACTTTTTAAAAAAAAGTTGAAAAAACGTCATATATACAGATACTTTTTCGTTATTTTTCATTATGGACAATTTTTCTTCCTGAGGTTAAATATTCCTCTAAACTTGCTTCTATGCTTAGCAGAAGCTCTCTCATCATAAGCTTTAGCTAATTCACCAGGATATTTTTCTATTTTAACCTTACCTTCTTTACCATATGTTACATTTAATTTTGGTATTGATTCATACTTATTATATAGTTGATTGTAGAATTTCAGTATACCTGCATGTAAAAGACCCATTACTTTTGACTTATTCCCATATGGAGGTAACTTTGAAGCTACAGCATGACGCTCAAGAAATCTAAAAGTAGCTTCTACCTGAGCAAGATTAGATAATGCATTAAATTGATCCACCCAATCCTCAGTAAATCTAATACCTTCTTCGTTCTTATCCCAAACCTGAGGTCCTAAAATTTTTAATTTACCTATCAATCCCTCTGTAGTTTCTGTACCAAAGTATGCATTCCCCATTGCCTCTTCGTATTCTTTACCTTTCCTAAGCTCTTCCTTAATATCAAGTCCAGCTTTCTCTGCTTCTTCAAAAAATACATTCCTTAATTTCGGGGACTTCATAAGTACATTCATTGTAGCTTGATGCACTGCAGAATGTCTATTGTAAGTCTTCTCTATGAAAGTATCCTCTTTTATATGCTGGAAGTAATCAGGATTCTCTTTCTTCATCTGATTATATACTACAAAAGGTCTACTAGCTACCTCTTCAACAACAGTTTGTCCTTCTATGAACCATATTTCTGTCAGCTTAGCAATACCTTCTATCTCACCAGTACCTGTATTTCTACTATCTTCTAAAGCTTCTTCATATAGTTTCATAAAATATTCTGTCCTTGCATGGGAAAATGCATGTACCAGTGCACTTTTATGCATTGTTTTCTCCATAGTATAAGGACCTTCGCTATCCCGACCATTCCTAAGCCTAGGAGCTTCAAGCATTGTATTTAGAAGGGGCTTTAAAGCTGCATACTGCTCATCAGTTATCTCTTCTCCTGTACTCTTTTTAAATAATCCTTTCATCAACTTGTTACGAGAGTAATTCATCTTTTTCAGGATCAGAAACTCAGCATTATCAAGTGCAGCCTGAAGATAATACCTAAGAGCAGTCTCCATAGTCTCTTTCTCAAATCCCTCAAGATTAGATGGCTCTTTAGGACCACGAAGAACTACCATTTCATTATCTAATTTTGTCTTGTAAAAAGTATCCTGAAGTTGTCCATATACATTTTGTATATTAGCAATCTCGCCTGTAGCATTCCCTCCGTAAGTCATTTCATCAATTAAACCATATAATGCACCTCTGTCTGATATATCCACAAGCTCTTTCTTTGCATACTTATTCATATCAATAGTGGTCAGTTCTTCTTGAACATTAAGATAAATACCTGCAATTTTCTGTGGTACTTGTTCTATATGTAGGGTATCACCATCACTGTCAGCTTCCAGTCTACCAAAAAGATCATTAGGATGCATGTAAGCTATATCATTATCATTATGTACAAACCCCACATTCGCCATATAAGCCCCACCTCCATGTGGTATAGGAGATCTATAGCTATACATATAATTCCTATTGTTGACAAGCCATTCATTAACATCTGTAATTCCAGCTTCCTTGTCTCCTGTAGCAGTAATATAATCCTTAATTACAGTGTTCTTTACATTCTTATACGGTACACCCACCTGTCCTTCTTGCAGAGTACCGTCAAGATTAGGTCTAATCTCTAAGATACTACCCTTTACCTTATCAAGCTGTATAGCAGGGCCTATGATTTTACTCTGGATTAAGGTCTTAAGTATATCAGCCATGTCTGCATTCACACCTGCTTCATGCCTGGCTTTCTCAGTAAGACTGTGAGTTGCAAAGTCAGGATAAGATCCATCTAATTTCTCCACTAACTCTAGTACATGTTCCCAATTAGGCTTACCTTTGCTTCCAAACAAAATACCAGATATCTGATCACTTATACGTGAGTCAATTTGTGGCAGATAATACTCTCTGAAAGCTTTTTTTATAGAGTCCTCTCTCCTATAGTTATATACTTGTAATGGATGCTTTCCAGTAGTATGAGTATTGCCATGCTTAACTGCACCAATAGCATTCCCAGGGATCATCATCTTATTAGATGATGCTATCTTAGACTCATCACCTGTATTCATAAAGCTTATCTGCTCACCCTCAGCATTAATAATATTCCTATTCTCATCAACCTTCCATAAAAGCTTTGCATTAGCCTTGCCATGATTATCCCATGCTTCCAGTCCAGGCTCCATCTCAAAATGCTGGTGCTTTATTGCTATCAGGTCAGTAGCATCATTATTATATACAACTGTCTTAAAGTGTTTTGCTCCCTGCTGCAGTCCCATAAAAACCCTAAAGTCATTAAACGTATCATGACTAGTAGGAGTGCCACCATCAAAGATGTATCTCAATCCTTCATGTCCTGGTACTTGTACCATGGCTGGCTGCACATATCCATTAGGGGAGACAAATGAAACATTAGTTGGATCAAATATCTCTAGCGATTGGTCAGGTATCTCATCTGATATAGATACTCCCCCAGTAGGAATCTTAGCACGCTTAAGCATCTTGGCACCATCACCTGTCTTTAAAAGTCCTGGGAACATGGTTTCATATGCTTCAAACCGAGCTATCTCTCCCGCAAGAAACTCATAAGTAATATCAGCAGGCTCTCTTCCCTCCCCAAGGAAGTTAAGCATCTGTCTTTCAGTAATCTTTCCTTCTCCTAATTGTTTATTCCAGTACTTTCTTGCATTCGCAGCCTTCACTTCATGATCTTTATTCCATTCTACAAAAGCTAAGTTAGCCTTCTCTCCCCTAGTAAATACTGGAACTATCTTAAGCTTATTAAATGAAGGTTCAAGCATGATTAGATCTTCAGAAGTTAAGAAACCATATGTTTCATGCCAGGTGCCCTCGGACTGCTTAAAGGTATTATTTCCAGTAGCCCATATTAGTCTTTGCCCTGTGATATGCTCTAAGAGATTAATCTTGTCCCATTTCTTATTCTTTCTATCTCTAATAATATCCATTGGACCAGCATATTGTACTGATGGATTCTTTGGATCAAGATCAATCACCAAATTGTCACGTTCATTGCCAGCTCTGTCCTCCCTATTGACTGCAACGGTAGACCTTCTTGCAAGATAGTATCGTAAAAGTTGTGTGTGATCACCTCTTCTCAAAATAGGTTTAATATTATTTTTAAAATACCCTAAAAATTCAGTAAAGCTTTCTGCATCTCTTGTCTTATGAAATAGGGCATTGTTCTCCTTAGTTGTAAGTGTTACCCCAAGCTCTCTCAGTACTACACTTTCAAGCTTTACATCAGCTCCTGAGAGATCAATATCAAGCTCTCCCATATTAACCTTACCCATACCTTCATTAATATCTGAGAACTGATCATCCTCTATCATCCTCTGGATGTATCCATAGTCTAAGAAGGCTATATCATCCACACCAGGAGTATAATGATAGTTAGACCTGCGAGTATGCTCATAGTATGCCTTACCTTCTCTTGGGAATCTATCCTGAGCCCAGAGTTTAAATGCATTTTGATATACTTGTGGTATAGATTCCTGAACAGCCTGAATAAACTCTCTAATATCAGGCAGAACAGACTTGAACTCAACTGTCCTTGCTTCCCTTCTTCCAGCAGCCTTAACTCTAAACCACATCTCATCAAAGAACATTGCAAGCCTGGATTCCCCTAGTTTAGTATTTAAAGGCTGTAAAGCCTCCTCTTTTGGTCCCGCTTCTTCAGCTGTGGCACGTTTTTGGGCCCTCCTTGCCCCTACACCAGCGAAAAACTTGTTAGCTATCAAATCATACAGCTCTTGGTCTTCAAGCCGTTTAAAGAAGGATTTGAGCGTTGTAAGAAATCTTTTAAGAAATAGTCTCATGCGAGACAGAAGTCCCTTATCTTTCATTTTACCAGTATAATATTGATCAATATGACTGGCAAGTAGATGCTTTGCCTGCTTTCTATCTTCTTGTTTAAGGCGATTTAATGCATCATTCACAAACTTATCACCTTCTAAAAGATCTACATATACTTCTGCGAATTCATGGGCCATAGTGCCAATATCACCTTTAGTCATACTGACTTGGATACCTGTACCTATAGCTTTACCAGCAACTTCTTCCCCATGCTGAGTAAATACTTGGTTTAACTTTTGTACATTAACATAAGGATGATGCCTACGAAGCCTACTTTCAATAGCCAGAAAAGCTTCATAGTTATCTTCTATCTTATCACCTAATGCAATCTCCTGCAACCTTTCATCTATCTGATTCTTATTGTGCATACCAGATGGACGCTTAGGCTTAGGTCCTTTAGAGATCTTATTTATGATACTCCAATCTTTTCCTATAGCATTTTGTTCATTATACTGTAATACAACATTCTCTTCTGCTCTTGTTACAGCAGTATACAACCACCTATTGGGATTGCCACCTAATAAGAAATTTTGATCTACAAAAACTGTATTCCATTGGCTTCCTTGTGACTTATGACCAGTAATAGAATATGCATAAGTAAACACATTAACACCTGGGTTTAGTCTTTTTTTATCATTCTTTACTATCATAAGATCACCTGGAGCAGTAACAAATTGGTGGTGGTATAAACTTGCATTCCCCCATTCAGGTACTAAGATATTGGCATCTCCTTTTATACTATTAGTAGAAAATCTATAAGCTGTTATTTCCTGATTAGCCTCTATACCTTTACGATCATTATAAACCACTATCTTTATCTGCGAAACATTATTAATATCTTTAAGGATGAGATCTTCACCATTTTTTGCGTAAACCCCATTAGCAATACTCATCACTTTTTCATCTAAAATTAAAGGCTCCTTGAAAGCTTCTTCCCCAAATTTTGCAAACCTAGCTTTCTCATTAACTGTAAGCCTTAAAGGATTAGTTGCTGTAATAAATATAGACTCTAAGTCCTTTTGATTCTTTATGGAATAAAGGTATGCATCTAAAGCATGGCTTGTTACATTAAATGCACCAGATGTGCCAGTAGGCATGGTAAGTATATTAGGGTCAAAGTCAGGATGTTCTCCCAACCCAATTTTCCTAAGAAAAGTTGCAAAAGATAATATTTCACTCTCTAAAGCTTGTCTCATAACCTCTGTCATCTCAATGCCATACCCCCGAGCCAACGCTTCCCTAAGTATTTGAGGATCTCTTCCTTCAGTTGGTGGAGGCAATTGAAAGCCATCACCTAAAAGGATCAAATCTGCACCTCTACCAACAACACCTTTTTTTAAACCCACCCACATTTCATCGCTAATCATAGAAGCTTCATCAACAATCAGTATATCATTAGGGCCTAGTCTTGATGTAAGAACAAAACGCCCAGTCTTTTCATCTATTGTATATATAGTTTTGTGTACGGTAGCAAAATCAGCAAAGCCCTCATCCTTAGGATCTACTACTTGATCTAATCTCAGAACTGCTTTATTAGTTGGCGCTGAAATATGAATATCTTTACCAGTATTATTCCGTGTATCCTTTGCAATATTCTCTACAATAGTAGTCTTACCAGTGCCAGCATATCCTGCAATAACTGCAAGACGTCCAGGAGTACCTGCGGGAACTATACTTCTAGTTGTTATAGGAGATACAAATGTAAGAGCTTTAACCTGATCCTCTGTATAGTCTAGTTGCTCTGTCCTTGCGCTCATAATAGTTAAGTTAGGTCTGGGGATATTCTCTATATGAGACTCAGCAGGAGCAGATCTCTCTTCTAAAAATTCTTCTTCCTTTTTCTTATCTTTCTTTTGGTGCTTACTAAGATCAATACCAGTGACCTCAATACCTTCTTCCACTATATCACTAGGATCAACAGGCTTTATTTCTCCAAGCTTAGCCTGTTCAAGTGCACTACTTTTACGTACAAAAGTAAGCTTATCGGGTCTTGGTGTTCCTGGAAACTTCTTACCAGTTTCAATATCAGTAAGCTGAGCAAAGCCAGAAGCATTTATACCTCTAAGCAACCATTCCTTACCATTATATTCTACTGTATCTCCTGGTTTAAAAAGTAATTTTATAGATGCTTCATATAATTGCTTTGCATATTTTTGTACAGAAGCTCCAAGCTTCTTAACCATAGCTGCTGTAAAATCCTTTAAATTCTTAGCACCCTTTGCTATAATCTCAGCCCCTACAAGAGATGCATCAGTAAGCTTATCTTTTAAGCTATAATTAGGATCTCTATCATTAAAATCAACAAAACCCTTTTTAGTCTTTTGAGAAAGCCTATCAAATGCTGCACCAGAACCCTTAACAATTTCTTCAACTTCTTCAGCTGGAGCTTCTTTAATAACCTCTTCTTCAGCTGGGGCAAGCTGTTCATCTGCTGATACAGTAGGCTTTTGGTCTATATTGTCTCCCTTATACTGATCTCCTAATGCAGCAAACTCTAAAACTTCTTCGCTTGGTTCTTGAAATTCATCAACTGGTTCAGCAACATCAATTACAACATCTTCTTCAGGGGATATAATCTGATCTGGATCAGTTACTACTTCTTCAACATAAGGTTCAATATCACGCTGCTCAAAAAGATCTGAGACTACATCTGTTACATCTGGAGGCTCTTCAGTGACATCTACTCCTTCTAGTCGATCTAAAACTTCAAGGGGTAAGCCTTCCTTTGGCTTAGAGACTGGCTCTCCAGTAGGTATAATCTCTCCTGCTTCATATTTATCTACCCGCTCATTTACTGAACTGATTATCTTATTGAGATCTTTATTATCTGAGGGGAATTGTGCAATGATACCTTCTTTGATTCCTGCAGGAGTTAAGCCAGCCTTCTCTACTACACCAGATCTCCTGTTAAGTATATCAGTAATCTTCTCTAATGCTTTTCTGTCATTAGATAGGCCATAGAGCTTACGTAGATATATTGCTCTTTCCTTTTGATCCTCAGGGATAGACTCTAGCCCACCAGTAACAAGGTTAAGCATTAGAGCATCATCTTCAATAAAATCTATATGCCTCCGACTAAGAGCTAATTGTCTCTCTACTGGGATTGGGACGCCAGCATCTTCAAACTCTGCTTCTTCAACTCTCTCATCAAACTCTCTTTTTGCTTCAGCATCACGTACAGGTTTAAAGAAATCCTCTCTTGCTCTTTTTGCCTTCTGCTGCTTCCAATATTGATAGTCATCCCAGGCCGAAGGACCTAAACCTACAGCAGACATACCACCACCAGCAAAAAGACCAGTTAATCCTGCTGCTTCAGCTCCAGATTCTCTGTATACTTCTTTTTGCCTTTCCCAGCTAGATAAAAAATCACCATATTGCTTGGTGATATCGGCTAAAGCATTTCCAGGAGCACCATCTCCATAGCCTTGCTTAGCAGCTTCAATCCCAAGAAATGAATTCATCTCTTGAAAAGTTTCAGTTAGAAATTCTTTTTGACTGGCCTTAATAACATCTATCAAAGTAAATGCAGTTTCACTTTGCAGTTTTTTCCTAATAGCAGGATTTGCTATCTTGCCAATTAAAAATCTTCTAAGCGCAGTATCATACAATTCTTTCGCTGCCTTACCCCTGCCTAATGCCTTAGATACTGCGAATCCTCCAATAGATTCAAAGACCATTTCGCCTGCACCTACTATACTGCTCATCTCATTAGCATATCCTATTGCCTCTTCTGGTGGAATGCCCATTTCATCAACCAATGTTGACATCATTTCATTGTATGAACCCACCTTACCAAGACCAAAAGCAACTGCCATAGCTGCGGGAGGTCCGCCAACATAATTTGCCGCAACAAAAGCACCAAGAGAAGGAGCTGCTTGAGCTATTCCTCTCATAAAAACATCACCAGCATTTCCACTCAAAAGATTCTTAAAGCTAATTGGATTTTCTTTGGACCACAATAAAAAACCTTGCAATTCTGGGTCAGCATCTACCATATTATACATATAATCACGCTGCCATACCCTAAGTTCTTCTGCTTCCCTAACTGCCTTGGTAGCTTCATCAGGATCCATTAGCCCACGTTGCTGTAATGCTTTGTTTATTCCTATTTGCAGATCCATACCTGTAGGAGATCCCGTATATTGCATAGAGCTACGACCCCAATTTTCAATTCCCCTGACAAACCATTCTTTCCAAGTTTCTTTTCTATCTTCAGGTTTACCCTTCCAAGGCAAAGCAGCGCCTATAACACGCTCTTCTCCAGTCTCAGGATCTATATAAATAGGAACTTCTCTTCTTGCTCCCTTTTGTATCTCTTCTGCAGTCTCAGCAGCTACAGCTTGTGGAATAAGTGTGCCAAACTCATATGTCTTATATAGTGCTTGCTTTCCATAGCCTGCAATAGGAAGAGGAGCTCCTTCTTCAGTAAGCCCTTGGAGTTCATTAAAATTGGAAATGTCTATATCCCAGTCCATGGCATTAGGACGGACTTTCATGTAATCTTCTACAAGAAGAATGTCATCACGCCATTCCTCACCCCCATAGGTAGGAGAATATTCTAACCTAAGCCTGGCAGCTAATTCTTGGTAGGTCATTTATAGCCCTTGAATTACTTTCTCGTAATCTCTCTGCTTATCCTGCCTTTCAAGAGAATAGCCTTTTCTTCTAATCAGTTCTTGCTCAAGACCAAACCATATATTATACAGATGTGCTATTGCTTCTCCTTGTGCCAATGAAGATTTATCAAATCCTAACATCTCCAATCCATATAGATCAAATAACTCATTCAAGTTTTTAGAAGCCTCTTTTTCATCATAAGTACCGTCACCTCTAGGATTTACGGCCTGTTGGAATATAGGAGAATTTAAAACATTTCTAGCTTTCAGGTCTACAGTTGGTCCTGCATCATAAACCTTTTTAAGAGCTGCATCTGGCTTATTTTTAGTCATAATTTCTGATATATACTTTTGTATATCTTGCTGAATCAGCTTCATTTCACCGTCACTTTCATGTTTCCCTCCCACTCCAGGGAATGCTTTCCTAGAAAGTAATGAATAAAGAACGTCACTTTTATCATAAATCTTTTTCACCCATTTAGGAGTTTTCTCTGGGAATTTACCACTAGTTGTCTTTCTTGCATATAGAGGCCCAGATTCATAAAAGGTACGAAGACTTCTGTATCGCTGGTCTTGTTCTGCATCAAAATTCTCTTGTTCTCTTTCTTCTCCAGCATCCATTACCTTAAGTTCATCTCCAGCATCCTTACGAGTTTTAGCTATATCCTTTTGTGTCATAATAGTTTGAGCTGCTTCTTGCGGACTGACATCAAGAGTATCACCAGTTGCTGGATCTATACGTTTAACTACATCTCCCATGCGAGGATCTTGTTTTACTAGCATTCCTTGTGATTCGAGTATTCTGGACGATACCTTCCCATATGGCTCTACTGCAAAAGGATCTTGAGCTCCAGTAACCTTTTTAAGTGATGCAGCAGCTGCAGAAACTTGGCCTAATTGAATCATATCTAATACATTCTGTATGTCAGCTATCCTTGAGTCTGATGGATCAGGCTGAAGTCCTGGAGTATCAAGATCAATATCTTCAACACGTTCTCTTAGCATTCTATTAAGATCAAATAAAGCATCCCGATTCTTCCTAACTTCTGTTTTTCCAAGATGACTTTCTGCACCTTTTATAGAGGCTTCAGGAAGCTGCTCAACACCTAATGCAGATAATATATCAGGATTGGTATCCTGATACTTCTGTATCTCATCTGTACTAAGAAGACCATCAAAGTTTGTATCTATATCTTCAGCAAAGCTAGCTCCTAAGTTAGCCAA